GTTTGTTGATACTGCCCAACGCTTACTAAAGGATTAGCAGGACCGAAGCCTTTTAATATCTCTTCTTGTTTTGCCATTATCATTTGTAATAACGACATTTGTTGTTTTTGGTCACCCGTTCCTAAACCTACATTGATTGATACATCATATTGATTTGACCATGTGCGTGGGTCCATCTCTACATACTTACCACGCATACGTATTGTTCTTGGCTTGTCTTGATATTTACAAACAAGCTGTAGTATTCCCTTAAATAAACTACGAATACCAGTTTCTGCAAATATTCGTGCTATGAGCTCAATCTTACCAGTTGCGGCACTCGTACTGGCCGCAATGGCGGCGGCAGTAACATTCTGCAATACCTCTGGTGCCAACCCTTGCATTGCATCACTAATACCTGTCCTTTTTCCTTGTACTGCATCTAAGTATTCAAGCATTGGAAACGCTTGGTTAGCCACTAATGGCACACTCATAGGTACAATAGCATTTGGGTTTTTTAATCGTACAACGCCACCTGCTGTAACATTCAACAAATCATCTAAGTTTACTTGACCTTCTACAGCACCTACTCTTGGCGCGAGGCTTAAATACAAGCTATCTAGTATTGCCCTTGTAATAGCTGTTTTTTGCTCTTGTAAATCCATCGCTCTGTCTGCAAGGGATTGACCGAAGAATTTATGTGGTAAAGGATAAGGACAAATAGAGTGAAACGGAATAAAGTCAATTTCTTCGTTACTTAAAATTTCATGCCCTGAATAAACAACCCTACGTAATTCAGCGATGCCATCATCATTAAAATCTGTACGCACATAACATTCAAATAGCTCAATTTCTTGCATACTATAGTCAAGAGATTCCATATCATTAGGTTGTTCACCCTCTGAATATCTGGCAACTCTTTCTGGCGTGTATTGTAATTCATCGTATGCGGCTAACTTTTCAATCTTATCTCTATCAAACCCCATAGCTACAAGGTCTGTTCTTGTTATAAGTTTTCTGTGGGCTGTGAAAGGACTATCTTGTATTGTTTTAGCCCTTTTGCTAATAATTAATTCTTCTGGTGGTAGTGATTCAACAACAATCTTACCGCTTTCTGTTTTCTTTCTTACCTCAACATTATACTTTCGAAATACAAGCGGTTCGCCCATTGGCCCTTCTCGTTCTTCTGTAATCTCTTCTTGGGATACAACCTCTCTTGTATCGTCTTGCAACAACAAAACCATTTCGTTTTCTGTTAGGTTTTCATAGGTTTCTGTATTTACTTCTATTTTTTCTTCATAGTAAGCCTTAAATATACCTACTTTCTGTAGTAACGCAGTTTTCATAGTCTCGTGTAAAACTTGAAAACCATCGTTATCTACATAGAATACCCAATTACAATAATCTGTTGCCTGTGCGGCTTGTTCTACACCTTTAGGTGTTTTTGCTTCAAATTTAACAGCTTGCTCGCTAGCAGAAAAAATACGCATTAAATGTGGTAATGCACCATCAACTGCCTCTGCTACTTCACCTGTTACTATTTGTGAGCGACCCTCTACTTCTGTGCCATAGGGTCTGCGCATGTATGCTTCAAGGGCTTTTCTGCGTTCGGTTGTCGTTTCGCTTTCTATGTACCCTACCGCCGAATCTATTTCTGCTTCCAGAATCGCTTTCAGCTTTTGTTCCATTTACCTGTTCCTTTACGGATTTACTTTCTAATTGCTCAACTCTTGCAGTTAGTTTCAAAATTTCTTTTCGTAACTGTTCGATTTGTACGTTTGGGGTGACCCCTTGTTTTACTAATATCATACGACCCACCTTATGTTTGCTTCTGGCATACTGCTCCACGTCTCATTAGACATGAATTCAACTGCCATTGCAAGATAACGCATACAATCACTAGCGTGACTGTGTATATCGTGCAAGGGGTTCGATGGTTCGCCTGCGCTGTTTATAGTTCGTCTGTATCTTTTAATATGATTTACCAGTTCTTTTGTTCTTTCTTTATCGAACCAGATTCTAGGTAAAGTCATTCTTGTTTTTATAATTCCTTGCTCTACGTCACCTCTTGCTAAAACAAATGGGTCTCTACCCATGGTTCTTAGCATTTCTTCTGTGCTTCTGCCGTGCTTAAAATCTCTATGCGAAGCATCATGCGGTAAATAATCTGTACCCCAATGCCAGTCTCGTGACTCAATATCTTTTACATAACTCTCTAAAGTTCTGTGCGAGTCTTCAATAAAATCAATAATTCGTATTTCAGATGCGGCAACCTGACAGAAAATAATTGCCATACTATCATTCCACCCAAGGTCCCAAACAGTATGTACCTTAAGTAAAGGGTCGTATGGCACTTCTCTTATTCTACCTTCTGATATTACATCTTGTATTTCGTTCGTATATATTGCCCCCTCTACAGTGGGTCTGCACTTACCTTCCCATATTGTTTCGTAACCTACAGGGTCACGAGTTTGCCATTGCTTTCGTTCTTTTTCTAGTTCTTTTGGAAAAAAGGGGTTGTCGTAGTAATTACATTCTACAACCCAACTATCGTCTGGTGGATTTGTAACGAATCTATCATACGTTTCATCTGTATCTAATTCTGGGTTAAAAGTAACCCATATTTCTGAGTTCTCCCTTCTTATTGTTGGTATCAAAATGTCCCATGATTTCTTGGTTACAACTTGAGCTTCCTCTACCCAACAAATATCTGTTCCCTCGTAAGACTTTAAGTTCGCTACGCCTTGTTGTCTTATACCAATAAAAGTTATTTCTGAGCCGTTTTTGCCACATATTTTTTGCTCTTGAATATCAAAAGATTTCCATAAACCCATATAGTCAATTTGGTCTTTTAACAATCTATGAACCGATTCTTGTATAGACTTTTGTGTTTCTCTAGCACATAGTACTCTTGTAGGCTTCTCTGCGCACTTAGCAATTAACGCTCTAGCTACGCTCCACGATTTGCCACTACCTCTACCACCATACAGAACTTTTATTCTTTTTGGCTTAAAAAGTGGTAACAGCTTTTTTGGTATTTCTAGCTTAAACTCCGACAACGTTTATACTCGTAGTTATTGATATTGGGTCGCCGTCTGCTCCAACAAGCTCATTTACCTGTCTTTCTTTCCAACCTGCTCTGGTCTTAAGCCAAAACATTTGGGCTGATGTGTTGCCGTTTTTTGCTTGTTCAAACAGACTTCTAGCAATCTGTGCATTGGCATCGATTCTACCTTCGTCTAATTCTGCTTTGTAGTACTTTGTTAAAGTGTCTGCCGATATTTGCAGTTTACTTGCAATATCTTCATGAGTAACCCCGACAGCTGACAATGTTCTAGCCAATGTTCTTTTTTCGGTGTTAGGCTCATGGGCAGGTCTTCCTCTGCTTGCATTTGCCATCTTTTATAACTCCGATTTAATGTTTACAAAATTTATCTGAAATAATACATGGTGCTGTTTTGTTCCATACAACTTTGTGATGTAATCTTCTACTTACAACCCCCATTTCTGTTATTTTTACGCATGCAGGTGCATACATTACTGAGTAAAAACTTTTCACATAGGTTCCTAAATCAAGGTAAATATCCGTTAAACCACCTTCGTTTAACTGTGTTGCTACTTGCTCTAGCCTTAACATAGGTATAGTGACAAATATCTTACCTTTTAAACCTTGGTTTGTATATAAGTTTACGTCTTCGTTTATTCTTCCAAAAAACTTAAAAGGCCGTTCTACATCACAAAAAAAGCTGTTCATAGCTTTTCGTGTAAACTGCCCTTTTAATCCTAATTTAGCAACTTTCGAGCCTTCACCGCCAATAAAATCACCACCTTGTGCAAAAGCAACTGTGGTTATAGCTTTTGTTTTGTCAAAGAAATTCAGTACAATGCTAAATATTGCATCTAAATCTCTTATTGCTGTGTTTCTTGTTATGTACTGTAACTTATCGTTAAACGTGTAAGCAAACTGTGTGTAATCATCATCTAACTGTAGAAAATACTGTACACCTAACTCTTTTGCCACTTGAAAGCTGTAGTTTCTAGCATATACAACGCTGTTTCGTTTCTTTAAACAATCGCCACTATCTGTCATATCTATGGCTTTTTGCTTTGGAAATACTACAACTTGGTCTTTGTATTTCTCTCTATATGCCTGAATCTGGCTATCTTCATCATCAATTAGTAAGTATATTTTGCCAGAATAGCCATGTTTCCGTAGCTTGTTATATGTAATAACATTGTTTGCTCTGCCATTTGTAAGAATAAAAACAGCAAAGTTACTGGCCGTCATAATCTTTTAAGTATTGATTTGCCAACTCTTCGTTGAGCTCAATAAAATTATTTGCGATTGCGTCTTGTAAATCAATAATTACCAATGCGCTTGCTTCAAATAACTTTTGCACCTCTTCATTAGAATTAGCATAAAAGTCAGCTATATTTTCAAAGTTAAACTCTACGTGCCTATATGCCGCACATTTTAAAAAGTCTTTTATTTCTTGGTCTACATTGCTAGAATTTATTGTTTCTAATAATGCCCATGTTTTACTTTTATCATATAAATCAACAGTTAACGGCTTTTTATCACTAGGTTTATAACTTGGTATTTCTACTTTTTTTGTGTACTTATCGCTAGGGTCTTCAAATAATTTGTCTAATTCTTTAACAGAAAACCCTGTTAAATTTGAATTTAACTCTAAATCGCCAATTGCTTCT